CCTTGGAGCAAAAAATAGCTTTGCTGCTAAAACCTTATATGATGAAGAAGCTTATTACTATGAAGGAATAGATAATTTAGCAGATCCATCAAAAGAAGTATATGAATTAGATCAAATATATAAAATATTCAATGATACTTATCTACCTTTGTTTGGGACAGTTGATAAGAATATTATCGCATTGCAGCCAAAAAAACAATACCTTTCTTATTATGGCGGTAATAATGGAGGTTTTTCTGGTCTAGACTTCGTTATCAATGCTTATATCAATATGAAGAATTCTTATATCCAAGGTGTCTCGGAAGGTGGTGGTTTGAGTGGTGGTTCTGCACTTTCCGAAATGGAACTTGTAAAAGCTAGAGAAGACGGCCAAAAAGCATTGCAAGAAAACTTTGAAAATATAATAAATCAATTTATCAATTTTGCTAAGATAGACCATCAAAACCGCAAAAAGATAATAACTCCACAAAATTTCATAAACTATTTCACTAATTTCCTTTTATCTAATTCCAAGAATTTCTTCGCAACTTATTCTTCGTTTCTTCTTACTGATAAAATTGATATAAACTTCAACGGTCTATGCTTAGATATAGCAAACGTTAGTTATGAATTTGATTCTGATAAAGTTAGAAATGTTATTATGGATCCTAACTTCACATATTACCTAAACACCGCTAAGTCATTTGGCTTCCTTGTTTGTAAAGAATACCCATCTAAGCTAATAGCAAATATAAATTCTTCTAAGATGAAAGCTTCTATTTGTGCTTGTGATAGGGAACATCTCAACGGCATCAATAGTAGTTTGGCTTCTTCTGAAGACATAGTAAACTACTATTATGAACCTGCTTATCTTTATGATATTGAATATCTGAGAACTTTATTTGTAATAGCTTACTCTTCGTTCTTAGATAACTTCGCAGTTGAAAGAATCAATAACTTCTACGATGGTCATATGCATTCAAAAAGAGTTACCAGGTTCTCGGATCAGTCAGACTTAGTTTATACAAGCCTAACAGATTCATTTTTGATTTCATTATATATTAGGCTGAAGAATTCAGAAATAAGAATCAAGTATGATAACTCTTCTCTTGAAAGGTTTGATAGAACCTCAAAGATAATATATGATACATATGGTATAAATGATTCGCTGAAATACATCAACGAGAAACTTCGTCTTGCCCTTGAACCATTTATGCCCGATAAAAAGAACTTTGTCAACACAGAAAATTTCTCCCTTGATGAAGCACTCGGACTTATCAGACTTTCTCGCTATGACTATTGAGAAAAGATTTTTCTTTTCCAAATGATCTTGACTCCCAAAAGGCGATGGGCTATTCTTGTGGTGTGAGGGAAGAGTGCTATTCCAGACATTTGATACGAAAGGTGAATGTGCCGCTGTCTATCACGACGATAAACTCGTCGCGGTTGACTCGGTTGACTTCACTACTGCTAAACAAACGTGGTCCTGGGCCTCTTATTTGCCTTCTGGGATTGACTATGCGAAGGTTTATGTTGGTGGCAGGGAACTAACGCAAGTTTGTCCAGAGGCTTATAAAGAAGAACTGGAGCGTGCTGAAAATAAACTCAAAGCCTTATATCGTTCGTTCATCTTGGCGAAGATCAACTTGAATGATGTTTGCTTTTATGATATTGTAAATAAAGGTTTCTTGACCGAGTATGCCCGAGTAAAGAACAAGGTGTGTGATTGGGTTTTCAGGAACGTTGAACGTCCTGCGAACCACGACTATCTTGTTGAATTATACTCTGTTCTTCACGACATTTCAACCCGTAAGTTGAATATCGATGACGCTGCTATCCGGCAAGAAAGAACAAAGAGAAAGGTGCGTGAGTTTGAAGAGAAACTAAAAACTTATCCTCGTAAGATCGTTTATGACTTGTTCTCGTCAAAGACCGGACGACTTGGCACGGAGAAAGATTCATTTCCCATTCTTCGCTTTGATAAAGACCTTCGTAGGTTTATCAAGCCAAATAACGATATGTTCTTGGAGATTGACTATAACGCAGCGGACTTGCGTTCGCTGTTCCTTGTGAGAGGTAAAGAACAACCAAAGATCGACATTCACGACTGGAATATCCAGAATGTCTTTGGACCCAAAACTGATCGTGATTTAGCAAAGAAAATGATTTTTGGTTGGCTTTATGATCTAAATAAAAGAGACGATAGGCTTGAAAAAGTTTATGGTCGTGATTACTTAATAAGGAAGCATTGGAATGGTGAAGAAATTGAGAACCCATTTGGTCGTAAAGTCAAGTGTGATGAAGAACACGCTATTTCATATCTTATTCAAAGTACAACCGCAGATTACGTTGGTAGAAAACTTATTGCTCTTTTCTCTCTCTTGAAAGGAAAGAAGTCTTATGTTGCTTTCTCTATCCACGACTCTATCGTGATTGACTTTGACTGGTCCGAAAGAAGCCTTCTATTCTCTATTATGGAGATAGTCCGTAAGGAAGGGTTCGTAGCAACCTTGAAGGCTGGAAAAGATTTTGAGAACCTAAAAGTGATTGACCTATGAACATCCTTGGCATTGGCGGCGTTGGAAGCCGAATCGCAAAACAGTTTGAGAAGTTTCCTCAATACAACGTTATCTGCGTCGATCACGAACCGCAGGTAGAAAGGACCATTCTTGTTAAGAAACAGAACGACCCCGAAGCCTACGAAGCGTCTAACATCGATTTAACATTATTGCGTGGCTGTTTGACTGCCGACGAGGTTATAATGTTTGTGTGTGGCGGTTCTCTTATCTCCGCACTTTCACTACGCATCCTTGAAAGCATCAAGGAAAAGCAAATAAGAATTGTTTACGTTATTCCAGACACATCGTTATTGAACCATAAGAAGATCCTGAATGAAAAGATCGTCAGGAATGTTCTCCAACACCTAACAAGATCAGGTAAGTTTGAGAGAATTTATTTGGTTGATAACCAAAGAATAGATCAAATTGCTGGCGACTTGCCGGTAATAGGTTATTGGGAACAAATAAACAACTTTATCTCCAACACTATTCACATGCTTAACGTTTATCAGAATAACGCGCCCATTATGGGGAATATTGAAGAGCCTGGTCTTACAAACCGCATTTCTACCATAGGGCTAAAAGAAATCAATTCAGGCGAAGAAAAGATGTTCTATCCCCTTGACGGCACCCGCGAAGTGAATTATATTTATGTCATCAACGAGGAACGACTAAAACAGTCAAGCGATTCGTTGAAGCGAATAAAAGAAGAAGTAAAGTCAAAAGCAACGGAACTAAAAACCGTTTCTTTCTCTATCTATGCAACAAAGTATGATAGAGACATAGCGTATGTTGTAGAACATACTTCATTCGTACAAGAACAGCGGTAAGGATAAATCTCCTTATTGACTATAGGGCAAGTCCCACAACTAACCATAAATAAAGGAACAAAACAAAATGGCTATTGATATCAGCAAGATGAAGGCAAAGCTTTCCGCAATTGAGAATAAGAGCGAGGGTGGTGGATCCAAGACCTCCGTTTTCTGGAAGCCCGTTGAGGGCGAGCAAGACATTCGCATCGTTAGTCCATCGGACGGCGATCCATTCCGCGACTTCCACTTCCACTATCTAGAGGTTGGCGGCAAGCGTAAGACCGTTCTTTGCTTGAAGAAGAACTACGGCGAGCAATGCCCTATTTGTGAGTTTGCCTCACAGACTTGGCGTGATGGTGTCGCCAACAACGACGACGAAGACAAGAAGCTTGCAAAGTCTCTGTTCGTCAAGGAGCGTTATTTCTCTCCTGTCCTTGTTCGTGGTGAGGAATCCACAGGCATTCGTGTTTGGGGTTACGGGACCACAGTTTACAAGAAGCTTTTGAGCCTTGTTCTCAACCCTGACTACGGTGACATTACCGACACCGAGGAAGGAACTGACCTTACTATTTCGTACTCTACGAAGACAGGTCGGCTTTTCGCAGAGACAGATGTGGCACCACGCCGCAAGACTTCTGCTCTTTGCTCCAAGGCAATCGGTGGCGCTGCACGTTGCGCCGAACTTCTTGACTCCATGCCAGAATTTGAATCTCTCTTTGAGCGTCTGACTTCTCAACAGGTCGCTAACCTCCTTGACGAGTTCCTTAGCGATCAGAATGGAGCAGGACCAGAAATTCAGAAGTTCAATTCGTCAGGTGATTCCGACGACCTTTTGAGTGCTGCTTTCCGAGAGATCAACGGTAAGTGATTCACAAACTATTTATCCCATAAAGGGGTGAATAGGATGTTTGAACGTTTTAATAGTTTGCCTGAAATGAGTAAGGCTGTAATAGTTTCTAGTGTTTCTTGGGTGATGGTGCTATGGCTACTGTCTCCCTTCATTGATTCACCAGTAAAAACATTAGAAAAGAAAACAGAACCCGTAGTTCATCTTGGTTCTGTTTATGTTGCAGACCTTTCTCATTCCAGAGCAAACGCATTTGTAAAAAACTAAATGGAGTTTTAATGGCCCGAAAAAATGAAACCAAACCGGGCAAACTATCCATCGCTGATATGCGAAACCTCGTCAATAAGAAATACGGACAGGAAGTAGCACACGACCTAACAAAAGATAACCCAACAGAAGTAACCGATTGGATCTCAACTGGTTCTCGTTGGCTTGATTCTATTATTTGTCGTGGTAAGTTAGCTGGAATTCCGGTTGGTAAAATCACAGAGATCGCTGGTTTGGAAGGAACCGGCAAGTCCTACATGGCGGCACAGATCGCCGCTAATGCTATGGCAAAGGGAATGGACGTAGTTTATTTTGATTCGGAATCAGCAGTAGATCCAGACTTCTTGGAATCGACCGGTTGTGACTTATCAAAACTACTTTACATTCAGGCAACAACAACAGAGTTTGTTTTGGAAACTATTGAGGAACTATTGACCGCTAATAACGGCTCTATGTTCTTTATCTGGGATTCGCTGGCTAACACACCAGCAGCAGCGGACGTAGAAGGTTCATTTGATCCTATGTCGTCTATGGCTATGAAACCAAGAATCCTATCAAGGGCATTCTCAAAACTCACTATTCCGATTGCGAACACACAATCAACTCTACTCATCCTCAATCAGTTAAAGACCAACATTACGTCTAATAGAGCAGAACTACTGACCGATCCTTACTTTACCCCAGGTGGTAAAGCACCCGCTTATGCTTATTCACTACGCATTTGGCTAACAGGTCGTAAAGCAAAGGACTCTTTTATTCTTGACGAAAGAGGTTATCAAGTTGGTTCAGAGGTTAAGGCCAAGATCAAGAAGTCCCGTTTCGGTTCTTTGAACCGTGAATGTACTTTCAAGATTCTTTGGGCTGGCGGATCATCAAAGATCCAAGATGAAGAAAGTTGGTTCAACGCAGTCAAGTCCTCAAAGCACTTAGAACAAAGCGGCGCTTGGTATTCTCTCGTCTACGAAGACGGCTCAAAAGAGAAGTTCCAGGGAGCGCATTGGTCCGAGAAACTACAAGACGCAAAGTTCAGAGATCGAGTTTTGCAACTTATGGAAGAGGAAGTAATCTTGAAGTTTGAATCCCGTGAGGGAGATCCGAAAGCATATTACGATGTTGATCTGGAAGAAGACGAAACAGCGTCTTGACAACTTTCCGGTTGCCACTAAAGCCCTCCTGCGCTATTATAGAAGCGTAAGAGGGTTTTAGTCTTTATGAGTTTGACGAAGCGACAGAAGCGTTACTTGGAACTTGCCAAGCGAATTGCGGTTAGTTCCGATTCGCCGGATTACCGGCACGGAGCCGTTCTTGTGAAGGGCGGTTCTATCATCAACACTTCCTGTAATGATCTACGTTCCGTTTGGTGGGCGAATCGTTTCAGGAACCATCAATGCGGTCACGCCACGCAGCACGCCGAGGTTGGTGCTGTTCTTGGAATTGCTCGCGACGTTACTGACGGAGCCGTTATGTATGTTGCTCGCGTTGGTAAGAAGAGCGAGTTCCGGCTTTCCAAGCCTTGTCCTATGTGTCTCCGCGTTATGGAACACGTTGGGATCAAGAAGGTTGTTTATACCATTGACGACGAACACGTTGCTACTATCAAGCTCAATACTGGACTTACCGAAGAAGACCTTTTCTACCAAACCCGCCAACCCCAAAAGAAGGAAACTGCTAATGACTGATGAAAACAAGCGTGTTCTGATTATCGATGGTCTGAATATGTATCTCCGAGCCTACATCGTGAACCCCTCTATGACCAGCAACGGAAACCCTGTTGGTGGAGTTGTCGGGTTTATTGGAATGCTAAACAAGTTGTTCCGCGAAATGAAGCCTACCCAGGTCGTTATTTGTTGGGACGGTCCCGGCGGTTCTCAACGACGCCGCGAACTTATCAAGGAGTACAAGTCAGGTCGTAAGCCGATCAAGAAGAACTTCCAAGTTGACGGAATGGACGAGCAAACCGAAAAGCAAAATAAGGTTTGGCAGCATTCTCTTTTGCTTGAAATTCTAAACGAAATGCCTATTATGCAGTTTGTTCTTGACTCTGTTGAGGCAGACGACATTATTTCTTACGTCGCAAAGCATTCCTATTATGCTGGGTGGCAGAAGGTTATTGTTTCTTCTGATAAGGACTTCCTCCAACTTCTGGATAATGAAACGGTTCTTTTCCGTCCTATCCAGAAGCAAATTCACACAAGCAAGAATGTTATTGAAGAGTTCGGCATTTCTCCCAAGAACTTTGCCGTTGCTCGCGCTATTGCTGGCGATAAGTCCGATAGTCTCCCAGGTGTCTCTGGAATCGGCCTTCCAACCATCGCAAAGCGTCTTTCTTTCTTGAAGGAAGACCAAGAGCATTATCTGGAAGACGTTATTCGTTATTGTGAGGAAGCAGACCAAAAGCAAGCTACTTATAAGAACATTGTCTCTAATGCTGACCTTGTGAGAGATAACTATAAGATTATGAACCTTACTCCTCCTTCCATTTCACCGCAAGGTCGCAGTAAGATCGATTATGTTTTTGAGAACTTTGAGTTTGACCTCAACATTACAAACTTGAAAACTCTTTCTTACAAGAACGGATTCCCGGCCTTTGACTGGTCGGACATTACTTCCAGCCTCCGTCGCATCTCAACAAGCAATAAGAAAGTGGTTGACGGACAAGAGTGACGAGGTTATTATGATAGTCCACAAAGAGAAGGTAAGCTGATGTTGGAACAGAAACAGGTAAACTTCGCACAATACGGCAAAAGTTTCCAAGAAGACCTATGCAGCTTGATTCTTGATGATCGTCCATTCGCAGATCAAATTCTTGAAGTATTCGATCCAAACTTTTTGGAATTGAAGTATCTTCGCGTTTTTGTTGAGAAGATCGTTGAGCATAGAACGAAATACAAAATTCACCCAAGTCGTAAGACTATGGTGACTATTATCAAGTCTGGTCTAAACGAAGAGAACGACGCAACCAAGAGACAAGTTGTAGATTTCGTCGCAAGAGTATTTGCCAAAGAAGAGATTGAAGGTGCAGAGTTTATCAAAGACACTTCGCTTGATTTCTGTAAAAAGCAGAAACTAAAAGAAGTTATGATCAAGTCCGCTAAACTAATCAATTCTTCTTCTTTTGATGAAATCTCAAAGTTGATTAGTGATGCAATTCGTCTTGGTGCTTCCAGCGATTTTGGCTATGACTATCTAAAAGACTTTGAACGTCGCTTTGAATTGAAAGCAAGAAACCCTGTTAGTACTGCCTGGGGTGAGATCGACCAGATCACCGGAGGCGGTGTTGGTAATGGAGAGTTGGGCGTAGTTATTGCTCCAACAGGTGCCGGTAAGTCAATGGTTCTCGTTCACTTGGGATCCGAGGCTGTAAAGCAAGGAAAGACAGTAGTTCACTACACTTTGGAACTTTCGGACACAACCATCGCTCAAAGATACGACAGTTGTATTACCCAGATCCCACTTTCAGAACTTATGGATCATAAAGATTTGATTCGTGAAACGGTTGAAGACGTAAAGGGGGCACTAATTATCAAAGAATACCCCACCAAGTCAGCCAGCGTAAACACACTTCATTCTCACCTTGAAAGGTTGCGAGCGAAGGGAACAAAAGTTGATATGGTTGTGGTTGATTACGGTGACCTACTAAAACCAGTTACCAGAGAGAAAGAGAAGAGAAACGAACTTGAATCCATTTATGAAGGTCTAAGAGGTTTAGCACAAGAATTCCATTGTCCCGTTTGGACTGCTTCACAAACTAACCGTTCCGGCTTGAACGCCGAGGTAATCACGATTGAATCAATTTCCGAAGCCTTCTCAAAGTGCTTCGTCGCAGATTTGATTTTGACTGTTTCCAGAACGGTTGAAGACAAGCAAAACAATACAGGCAGAATCTTTGTCGCTAAAAATCGGTTTGGTCCTGACGGTCTTGTATTCCCTGTGAATATGCACACAAGAAATGTGAGTATCACTATGAGGCCACCCAACACAAGCCAAGACCCTCTTTCACTTGGTGGAACTACCAACCTAACAGCGAAAGACCAAGCGTTGCGAATCAAAGAAAAATACAAAAAGTTTAGACAATCTATCAGAGCAAAAACAACGGAGAACTCACAAAATGAACCTAGCATCTAAGATCCTATCGGATATCACAACTCACATGAAATATGCGCGCTACCTCCCAGAAGAGTACCGTCGCGAAACATTTGAGGAAATTACAGAGCGAAACGTCCAAATGCACGTTAAGCGTTATCCTCACCTTGAAGAACAGATCAGAGGAGCCTATCAAGCCGTCTTTGATCGCAAGGTTCTTCCATCTATGCGTTCTATGCAGTTTGGCGGCAAGCCAATTGAGATCGCACCAAACCGCATTTTCAACTGCGCTTACATGCCTATTGATGATCTGCGTTCTTTCTCCGAAGCAATGTTCTTGCTTCTTGGTGGAACTGGCGTAGGTTTCTCGGTCCAAAAGCATCACGTTGAGAAACTACCAGAGATCCGCCGTCCTTCTGGTCGTGAAAAGCGTTTCCTTGTTGGCGATTCTATTGAAGGCTGGGCTGATGCTGTTCGCATTCTTATTCAGTCCTATTTCAGAGGTTCAAGCCGCGTTCGCTTTGACTTCTCGGACATTCGCCCCAAGGGTGCCCGTTTGGTTACGTCAGGCGGTAAAGCACCAGGACCACAGCCTCTTATTGAGTGCTTGGTCAAGATTGACGGAATTCTAAACACAAAGAAGGACGGAGAGAAACTAACTCCTATTGAGTCACACGACATTATGTGCCACATCGCAGATGCCGTGCTTGCTGGCGGCATTCGCCGCGCTGCTCTTATTTCTTTGTTCTCTGCTGACGACGATGAAATGATCGCTTGTAAGTCGGGCAACTGGTGGGAAACCAACCCACAACGCGGTCGTGCTAACAACTCTGCCGTTCTTCTTCGCCACAAGATCGATAAGGCTTACTTTATGGACCTTTGGACCCGCATTCGTGAGAGCGGTTCAGGAGAGCCAGGCATTTATCTAAACAATGATAAGGACTGGGGAACGAACCCATGTTGCGTTGACGGAGACACCCTCATTACAACAAACGTTGGTCAAATGACTATGCGTGAGTTGGTTGAAAGGGTTGAGAGTGGCGAATCGATCAGCGTGCTTTCTTACGATGAAACAACTTGTAGTCTTGAACTACAACCAGTAGAAGAAGCAGCCATGACGAGAGAAGACGCTGATGTTATCAGGATCGAAACAGAAAGCGGCCAAGTCCTCATTCTAACTCCCGACCATAGAGTATTCACAGAGAATAGGGGATATGTTGAAGCAGCACACTTGACAGAAGAAGATATACTACTTTCTATTGAATGAGTATCTTTGCGGGCTCCAATAAACTATTTATAATGTAAGGGTTGGAGCCCGCAAACATGAAAATAGAAGAAGCGATAAGAACAATATATCTCAACCACGAAAAAGGAAAAGTCGTACTTATACCAGAAGACTTCGCAGAAGAGTACAAAATATACGCTTCTAATAGAGTCGCTGAACTTGGCAATACCGCCCGCGCAAGCAACAAAAGAAGTTTTATTATCAACAATATTAGTAGGATATATCCAAGCGAATATTGTTTTGCTAAAAGTTTTATATCTTCTCTTTATAGTGAAGGGTATGGTTTGAAAACAATAGGCAAAAAGATAGACTTGACACCAACGAGAGTAAGAACTCTTTTTTCAATACTTGGTATAGAGATAAATAAAGGCAAAAATATAGTATATAACAAAACAAAAGAAATAAGAAGTGAAAACCTGAAGTCGTTGTATAACAATAGAGCAGGTTGGTTTAAGACCTTTCATAGAAAGACTAATAAGACCTCGCGAGGCATTCAGGGATACTACTTCAACAGAACAAGAAATAAGTTTGTTTGGCTTCGTAGCACATATGAATATATATATGCCAAGTGGCTTGACTCTCATGCGATAGAATGGGACGTAGAACAGCAAACTTTCCAACTTGAGAAAACAACGTATAGACCAGACTTTTTTATCTACGAAGAAGGAACTTTGATGAAAATAGTTGAAATCAAAGGGTTTTGGGATAGAGGGATAGTAAAAACAGAAGAACTATCAAAAAGACTGGATATAGAAATAGTCCTAATAAGAGATATAGGACCATATATAACCACCACCTATAATAAGGAGATATTAGAATGGAAACGACTACGAATATTACAAGAACCAAGATCAAGCGTATAACTATTGAAAAGAATAGAGACGTTTATGACATTCAAGTAAAAAAGAACCATAACTTTTTTGCTAATGAGTTGTTGGTTCACAACTGCGAAATTGCCCTTCGCCCTTACCAGTTCTGCAACCTAACAGAAGTGAACGTAAGCGATGTGGAAAGCCAGGAAGAATACGAAGATAGAGTGCGCGCAGCCGCGTTTATTGGCACTTTACAGGCGTCCTACACCGACTTCCACTACCTACGCCCTGTTTGGCAAAGAACCACCGAGAAGGACGCTCTAATAGGTGTGGGAATGACCGGAATTGCTTCTGGAAAAGTCCTTTCTTTGGACATGGAAAAGGCAGCACAGGTCGTAAAAGAAGAAAATGTCCGCGTTGCGGCTCTTTTGGGGATCAACCCAGCAGCAAGAACCACTTGCGTCAAGCCTTCCGGCACAACCTCGCTTGTTCTTGGAACTTCTTCGGGCATTCACGCTTGGCACAGCGACACTTACCTACGTCGCATTCGTGTTGGAAAGAATGAAGCCATTTATTCTTACCTTTCACAAAGTCATCCAGAACTTATTGAAGATGAATTCTTCCGCCCTCACGACACAGCCGTTATTTCTGTTCCTCAAAAGGCACCAGAAGGAGCTATTACAAGAGGAGAAAGCGCACTTGATCTGCTCGCAAGAGTAAAGAAGGTAAGCCAAAGCTGGATCAAAGCAGGACACCGCAAGGGTCAAAACACCCACAACGTTTCTGCTACTGTTTCGATCAAGAGTGATGAATGGGATGTTGTTGGTGAGTGGATGTGGGAAAACAGAGCATTCTATAACGGTCTGTCTGTTCTTCCAGCGTTTGAACACACTTACAAGCAAGCGCCATTTGAGGACTGCGATGAAGAAACTTACGAAAGGCTAATGAAGACGCTTACCTCCATTGACCTCAACTACGTTCACGAAGTAGACGATAACACCGATCTATCCGGCGAAGTGGCTTGCGGCGCTGGTGGTTGCGAAGTTAAGTGATAAATGTGTCCTTTCTATCTATTTTGGGTAGAAAGGACTATTTATTTGTGTTAAGGGGAAACAAATGAAACTTACAGCATCACAATTGCGTAGAATTATCAAAGAAGAAGTAGAAGCCGCTATGGTCCAAGAACCAGTAGTAGAAGAAAGTTCTATGCTTGTTGAGGCTATGGGTCAGTTGATTCCCTCGGTTCGTGCTGCTCAACTTTGGTTCCACGGCGCTCACAACCTTACCAAAGGTGTAGGTTTTGCTGGCGACCACACAACCCTCTTTGGGGGCATTTATCCTGCCCTTGAAGCACAGTTTGACGGTCTTGTTGAGAAGGCTATTGGAAACACCGGAGTAGAAGAACTTGGTTGCCCCGTTCACATTACACAAGCCGCAGCCGAAATTCTCGGTCAAATGGAATGTCTAACTGATAAGCCAGCCGATCAAATAGTTCGCGAAGGTCTAACAGTTCTACAAGGTCATCACGACCTTCTATCTGATGTTTTCAGCAGACTTGACGAAGCAGGCGAATTGCCCCTTGGTCTAAATGACTTGCTTGCCGCCCAAGCAAACGAGTTGGAAACTTTCCTCTATCTTCTACAACAAAGAGCGAAGGTCTGATTATTTTCCTCTAACCTCTTGACGCCCTCTCTTCGCCGCGCTATTATGTAGGTGAAGGAGGGCGTTATGAATTTAAACCACATTATCGCCGGGGAGAACCAAGATGAAAATTGTCCCGCTTCTCCAACCGGCTTAAAAAAGCACAACTGGCTTTCAACAAACGAAATTGAGACAAAGCACGGAGGCGAGGTCTTCGTTCGCTTTATCTGTAAGCGTTGTAAGAAAACTCACGACCAACTTTTGAGTACTGAAAAGTTCCGTTTGTTTGAACGCGCTATTGAAATGAATAAATTTATGGAGTATTGATGTCTTTTATTGAACCACACAACAGACGAATTCTTGTGGAGTTGGAACATAGTTCCCCAGGACAAGAAGAACAACCTTCTCTCATTCTTCTTCCAGAGGACTTCAAGACCTCAAAAGAAACTTTGCGAGAACACACTATCGCGACAGTTATTCATTGCTCGCACGACTGCGTTCGTAAGTTTGATGCTTTGACGAAAGTTGTCTTCCCAACTCATCTATTAGAGAAGGTAGAACTTCGTGGTTATGAATATTGTTTTATTCTTGAAAGCCACATTATCGCTGCGTGGGCTGAATAATGGCTGACGTAGTTGAGCATCCTTCACATTATGGAGGAAAAACCAACACTTATGAAGCGATCAAGGTTATTGAAGCCTGGAATTTAGGTTTTCATCTTGGGAATGTTGTAAAATACATTTCAAGAGCAGGCAAGAAGCACGACAGAATGTTAGAAGACTTGAAGAAAGCAGCGTGGTATTTACAACGCTACATAGACCATCTAGAAGGAAAACACAATGAACCCGGAACTACAACAAAAACTGTTTGATAAATACCCTAATCTCTTCGTCCAGAAGGATCTTCCCAGAACTCATTCTGCTATGTGCTGGGGAATTGAAGCCGGTGATGGTTGGTTCAACATTATTGATAGTGTTTGTTCTACCATAGAACACAGCGTGGAACATAGGAAAATGCCTCCCGTTCAGTTTTCCCAAGTAAAGGAAAAGTACGGTGAGCTTCGCATTTACTTTGACGGCGGTGATGAAAGAACTGACTCTATCATCGATCTTGCCACATCTATTAGCGCCAGAACTTGCGAATATTGTGGTAATGTTGCCGAAATTAGGACCAAAGGTTGGATCCGAAACGTCTGTTCTACTTGCGATCAAAAGCGCAAAGACAGCCGCCCTACCCAGTTTGATAGGAGCGAAGGATGAAAGAAACAGATTTGTTTGACCTTGATGAAATGGGAAAAGAGGTTGTAAATTATTCGTGTTTTGAGTGGCTTCCAGGAATGCTTTATGTTAAAGTTCCAGAGCATAACGGAGCAACTGGCTACATCAACAGAGTTTGTGATGACCTACAAGCGGGCTTACTAAACAAAAGAAAGGATGTTTTCCCTGTTCTCAACGACCCAGCAACAATCGGAGTTATTGAGAATAGAATTTTAGCAGAGAAAGGAATTTTTCTTTTCCCTCTTTTCAGTTCAGCAGACGAATTCTTCCAATGGCCCACACATTACGAACTATTGACGCCAGAAAGTTATGGAATTACACATAACCCAATTCTCAAAACAAAATTTGAAGCAATAACCGAAGGACTAAGGCTAATTAATGAACACACCACAACAAAAAACAATTGAACTCTACGGCGACGGCATTGGTAAGGTAGAATACGTTTCCCACATGGGAACAGACCTTACAATAGTGAATAGCGCAAGGGTCAGTTTCGGCAAGCATAAGGAGGAGTTAGATGAAAAAGACAGAAAACTCATTCGTTATCTTGTTGATCATAAGCACACCTCTACTTTTGAGCATAATGTTGCCACTTTTAGGTTTGTTGTTCCTCTCTTTGTGCGCTCTCAGCATCACAGGCATCGCACATGGTCTTACAACGAAATTTCACGCCGCTACACGGAAGAAAACCTACGCTTCTACGAACCACAACAGTTCAGGACACAACACAACTCAAACCGACAAGCATCAAACGTAGATGACCTTGTTGATCCTATGATAATGCTTCCTTACACGGCGGCTGGTCTTCGTGGTCCAGCACACCAAGTAGTAAGGGACTGGCACGAAAAGTCAGTAAAACTCTACGATAATCTTATTGAAGCCGGTGTTTGCCGCGAGCAAGCAAGAGGCGTCTTACCACAGAACCTTTACACAGAATATTACGGAACTGTAAACTTATCTAACCTTCTAAAATTTATTGACCTACGAACTCACGAAGGGGCACAATGGGAAATCCAAAAGGTTGCCGAGGCTTGTTTGGAAATCGCAACTGATCTTTGGCCGGAAGCGGTCGGAGCATTCAGGAAGAACCGGGAATGAACGAACATTCGCCAACTTGTCCTTGGCACCAAGATTGGCATAGATGCGATTGCGGTGCTTTTGAAACAGCCGAACATTTAGCGAAAGACATTTCGCAAATGTCCGATAAAGAGGTAGAAGATAATGTTGAAAAGTCTTTTGGAACGAGAATGAGAAAATACAGAACCATCTATGCTGATCCGCCTTGGAACCAAACAGGCGGCGGTAAGATCAAGAGAGGAGCGGATCGTCATTATCCTCTTCTCAAAGAAAACGAAATCCTTACCGTAATGAAGAACTTTCTTGATGGTAAAGTTGAGGATGACGCCCACCTTTACATGTGGGTTGCTAACAACCATCTTCCAGAGGCTTTGAGGATCATAGAAAATCTTGGTTTCCGCTACATCACCAACATTGTTTGGGCCAAATCAAAGATCGGATTGGGCCAATATTTTAGAGGCCAGCACGAAATCTGCTTATTTGCTGTAAAGGGAAATGGGTTTGCTTCCAAGAAGAACAATAACTCTCTTTCATCTCTTATCGGTGGAAAGCCAATCTCGGCGCAACGACATAGCAAGAAGCCAAAAGAAACCTATGATCTAATAGAAGCTAGATCGGATGGTCCTTATTTGGAAATGTTCGCCAGGAACTATCGTCCAAACTGGGATAGTTTTGGAAATGAAGTTGTTTACAGCCCACCTACACTAAACGAAGGTGAAGAAGAATGAAAGGAATTTGTGATGCCTGTGGACGCGAAACAGAAGTAAATGTTATAAAGAACTCAAATTTAGTGGGCATTTCTATTTGTGAAGAATGCTCGCCACCAAACAAGGAATAAACTATGGATAAGAAGAAAGTAATAGAAGAGCTGGAAAATGCTTTCTACATCGGTCGCCTTTCCAACAGAGAAAGGCAGATAGAAAATAGCCTTCATTTTACCGCAATGATGCTAAAACTGGAAGAAGGTCTTTATTCTCTAATAAGGGAAGCGGTCGCAGAACAAAAAGAGGAAAAAGAAGATGAATAATAACTATTGGATCAAGATTTATGCTTACAACGCTGTCGTCAATTGCCTTTTAGTGGATTTATTTCTCCTTTACGAAGGATCTTATGTAAATCTGCTACCTATGCTTGGAGCAACCGTGCTAAACATAGGGATCGCAGTTTTATCAACCCAGCAAGAAATAGAAGATAAAAAGACTAGACACAGAAACGGTTAGAGGTTATAATGAATGAGAGGAAAAGAAATGAGTACGAAAGCAACGATTAGTTATGACGAAACTTATCACCTTTTTGAAGAATGCTTTGACGACGAACACATTTATCTTGGGATAGAACCCAAGAGTTGGATTTTTGACGGCAAAGAACTAGAACTTGAAATGACTTTTAACCAATGGAACAAGATTGTTTTAGGTTGGTTGTCCTCACGTTCTTTGTCAGCACAGGACCGAATGCTTTACGAGCAGGCAATCAATAAGCACACAAGAGATTTGAGTAATGATTAGAGTTTTCACAGCAAGTTATTGCCCTTGGTGTAAAAAGGCAGTTGATCTATTGGTTTCGCGGGGCGTTTCCTTCTCCGTTATTGACGTAACCAACGATGAACAAACAAGATTTTCTATTACAAGCTTATCCGGTTGTAGAACCGTTCCCCAAATTTGGGTTGAAGACAGGTTTATCGGTGGCTTCACCGACATTGAGAAGTTAGATAGAGAAGGAACCCTCGCACAAACATTAGGAGTTGAGGAATGACGGCAGGACGACGCAACGGTAAAGAGTATAACCCCACAAAAAAGAAGACCTCTATTGGTAATGGTAAACATTCCAAGTTTAAGAAGAGGGGTTCAGGTGGCTCTGTTCCAAAGGGCTATCGTAAGCGTTATCGCGGTCAGGGTAAGGGATGAAACTTGATAGGCACCTTTATAACCACCCAAAAATGGTTGTAGGCGGTTGTCTATCAACTCTCCTTTACGCTTATTATAACAACATTCCAGTTTTATTTACAACACCAAAACCACCTTTCATCTTTGATGATGTGGTAATAAGAAGCCCAGAACATTTCGGCTTCCAAACGAAAGCGAAAGTTCCACAAATTTACTTGTGGGAAAAGCTTATGTTTTTCCTTTCCCTGAAAGGACTTATCTTTGGTTCTGATCTTTTGAGAAGCATTAGAATTGAAGAAGAAAACACTCTAAAAATAACGACAGAGTTTTCAAGGTTGGCGAAAGTCAACTTTGAGAACCTTTTCGTGTTTGACGCAGAGCAAATAACAGGCTTGGAAAACCCACCAGAAATAGCCAGTAAGCATCATGTAGTTATTGACTGGTTCAATGTGCGTCAAGGTTCCAAGCACGATAAGACACACTTGCTCTACGAAGATAGGTTCATAAATGAGGTCTGGTTTTTCAGATCAAAGCGTTCTTCCTATCAAGACAGAAAAGATTGCGTTGCTCGTTCCTTCTTGACCCAAAACCAGATCGCAAGCGACAACTACACAGAAACCATCGCCAGGATCAAACTACGAAGGTTGCTGAAAGAAGTAATAGACGTAAAGTTTATTGAGTTGGAACACGCCGGAAGAGAAGTTTATTACAGTTATAAACCAAAGAAGTCAGAGCAACCAAACATTACTTATCTTTTTGATAGTCCTCAAAAGATAATAGATTTTTACAAAGAAAGCGAAATAAGGCCAAATAAACATTATGTCCAACTCTTTTCATCTGGCCGGAATAGTTCCAGCCGCTTCTAAACCAACTGGAATAAGCCTGCCTTGGTCCGACTGCCTAACGCCCGTAGCACCTAACTACTTTGCTATTGAACACGCTGTTCATCAAGCGGCTTGGGCTGGATGCGAAACTATCTGGGTTGTTTGCGACTATGAAGCAACACCACTTATCAGAAAGAGAATGGGTGATTTTACTTATGACCCAACCTCTATTGGAACCAAAAAGTTCTCATTACAACCTGATAAATGGCGTCGTCTTATCCCTATCTATTATGTCCCGATCCGACCAGAAGAAGACCATAAATCAAAATGTCTTCCTTGGTCCATTATTGAGGGCGCACAAGTAGCAAATAGAATTTGTGGTAAAATAAGCCGCTGGACGATGCCTCAAAGGTTTTTCGTCAGTTTCCCCTACGGCATTTACGAAACACAAATAGCAAGGCAGCATAGAACTACATTATCCAGCCCTGTTTCTCCTAACGTGTTCTTTACGTTTGAGAGCCGTTCTGCCTTGACGGGCGACCATTTACCGTTTACATTCGGACAAGAAGAACTGGAAACCTTCGCTGATAATTTTAGGTTTTATGAAAATTCCATTATCAGCGGTGAGATGTTAGAGGAACGTAAAGACCACTTTACAAACGAAGTCGATCTGGCTATACTCTATAACGGAAATAAACCGAAAGTTCAGAACACTTTGGAACTTGATTGGTTTCGCCAGATAGACACTTGGAAAGACTACAAAGCCTATTTAGGTGATCCTGTTTCGGATCTAATCAAGTTTCCAGGACGAATTTTTATTAGTTATCACGAATGGAACCCAATCGCGGAGGATTTGGAAGATGCCACGGAAAACGAAAACAACAATCACGACACCGAAGCCTAAAAAGCCGAGGAGTTCAACAACAAACTCTTTTTCTAAAACAAAGACGAAGAAGAGTGAAAGAGGGATCGCGATTAGTTATAACCTAATTATCCCAGCCGGTCCTTGCCCTATTGACTTGAAGGGCACTTCAAAGAAGATCGTAAAGAAATGGTGCGATGAAATGGTAGCCTACTTTGATACACAGAAGCAATATCTCGGTGTTTCAACCCAGGCTTACAAGTACTACGTCCGCTATTATTACAATAGCAACACGCAAGAGTACAAAGAAATCTGTTCTTACATTGACGAATTCATCCCAGACATTAAGTTAGAAGAACAAACCACAACCACAGAGGAAACCGTTAATGAGTGATCGCACAACCAGTTCTATTCCGTTCGTCGGGCTTCACGCTCACAGCGTAGCAGGTTCTATCTTTGACGGACTTGGGTTCCCCCAAGATCATATGGACTTTGCTTATCAAAACGGAAGCGAAGCACTTGCTCTAACAGATCACGGAAACATGAACGGATTTTCTTGGCAAGTTCTACACGCTCGCAAGATGAAGGCCGAGGGTAAGGACTTTAAGCCCATTTTCGGATGCGAGGCTTACTTTGTTCCTTCTATTGCGGAGTGGCGTCAAGAATACGACCGCACTATGCTAAACAAGAAGGAAGCGTCCAAGGTCGCAGAGGACGAAACTTCTGGAACCACTATTGAGAATGAGGCTGAAACGAAGAAGGCTTCTAACAGCATTCTTTCTCGTCGTCGCCACCTTGTTCTTATCGCACAGAACCAAACTGGTTTGAATAACCTATTCAAGATTGTTTCCGATTCTTACCGCGAAGAGAACTACTATCGTTATCCTCGCATTGACTTTGACATGCTCCGTAAGCATTCAGAAGGCATTATTGCGTCTTCTGCATGTCTTGGCGGTGTCTATGCTGGTTGTTATTGGGAGAACCGCGACAAGGGCACAGAGGCTATTCTGGACGCTATGCGCGAACTTACTCGCAACATGGTTTCTATTTTTGGCGACCGCTGGTATGGCGAACTCCAATGGAACAACATTCCCGAGCAACATTCCTTGAACCAGTTTATTATTCAAGTTTGTAAGGAGTTTGGGGTAAAACTTATCTCTACTGCTGATTCGCACTATCCAAACAATAATGCTTGGAAGGACCGCGAACTTTACAAGCGTCTTGGCTGGCTTGGTTCTGGTCGTCCTGAATGGGCGAATGAGAGCGAACTACCTGCTTCTGTTGATGAGATCGGCTATGAACTTTACCCCAAGAACGGCGATCAAATGTGGGCTTCTTACAAGAAGTACTCTGCTCTTTGCGGTGCTTCTTATGATGATGACTTGGTGATGAACTCTATTACCGAGACACACAAGATCGCTTTTGAGCGAATTGAGGCTTTTGAGCCAGACACTACCGTAAGGCTTCCAAGCTTTGTTGTTCCTGCTGGTGAGACTGCTGATTCCGCCTTGGAAAAGTTCTCTATGGAGGGTTTGCGTAAGAAGGGTCTTCACACCAACAACGAATATGTTGAGAGGCTACGTTATGAGTTGGGTGTTATTGCTGATCGTGGGTTCTCAAAGTACTTCCTTACTATGAACCAGATCGCCGCTATTTCCAACGAACACATGCTTACTGGTCCCGGTCGTGGGTCTGCTGCTGGTTCTTTGGTCGCTTATGCTTTGGAGATCACCCAGGTTGATCCTATCAAGTACGATCTCCTGTTCTCACGGTTCCTCCGTGCTGACGCAACCGACTATCCAGACATTGACTTTGACGTTGCTGACCCTATGGTTATCAAGGATACTCTTATCCAGAAATGGGGAGACAACACCGTTGTTCCTATCTCTAACTGGAACACACTACAATTAAAGTCGCTTATCAAGGACATTTCCAAACTTTACAACATTCCCTTTCCCGAGGTGAATAAGGTTACAAGTAAGATGATGTCCGAGGCTACGCCACTTGCGAAGCAGCGACACGGCATCAAGGCTGGTGTTTACACGCCGACCTTTGAGGAGGTAAAGGAGTTTTCACCCAGCCTACAAGCATTCTTGCGGAACTACCCCGATGTAGCAAACCACATTGACGCTCTACACGGTCAGGTGCGTTCTTGCTCTCGCCACGCTGGCGGCGTTGTTGTCGCGGAGAACCTTGATAACTACATGCCCCTCATTTCTTCCAAGAACGTTCGTCAAACTCCTTGGTCCGAAGGTCAGAACGTCCGACACTTGGAACCTCTTGGGTTCATCAAGTTTGATATTCTTGGTCTTTCTACACTCCGAATGATCGAAGGTGCTATTCGGCACATTCTAAAGCGTCATCACGGGGTTCAGGAGCCGACTTACAACGATATTCGTGCTTATTACGATAAGTTCCTACATCCAGACGTTTTGGATATGAATGATAAGAAAGTCTACAAGAAGGTCTTTCATAAGGGTAAGTGGGCTGGTGTTTTCCAGTTCACCGAGAATGGAGTTCAGAAGCTTTGTAAGCAAGCAAAGCCTAACAACATTATCGATCTTTCTGCTATTACCTCTATCTATCGCCCCGGTCCTTTGTCTGCTGGCGTAGATAAGGACTACATTGAGGCGAAGGAAGCACCTTTGCTTGTGGAGTACTACAACCAAGAATACAAGAACGTAACCGAAGAAACCTACGGGTTCCTTATCTTCCAGGAACAAATTGCCTTGCTGGCTCACAAACTCGGCAAGAACATTTCCCTTGATGAAGGCAACTCACTTCGTAAGGTTCTAACCAAGAAGGGCACAGGAAAGACCGATAAGGTTCTTCAATCGCTTTATGACCGCTTTATTGAGGGTTGTGTTGAAAAGGGAATGACGGCCAAGGCTGCTAATGACCTTTGGGAGAAATTCAAGTTCTTCTCTGGTTATGGCTTCAACAAGTCGCACGCTGTTTGCTATTCTATTATTTCTTATCAATGCGCTTGGTTATTCACGCATTACGAGTGTGAATGGCTTGCCGCCTTCCTTGATAAAGAGCCAGAAACAAAGAAGGAGAAGGCTATTTCTATCGCCAAGTCATTTGGTTATGGAATTGAGCCTCTAAACATCAACACTTCTGGAACTTACTGGGAGATCAGCGAGGACGGAACAAGTTTGATCCAACCTCTTACTTCTATCAAGGGACTTGGTGAAACTGCTATTGAGGAAATTTACAAGGGTCGTCCTTTCCGTAAGGTTGAGGACTTCCTATTCAACGACAAGATGCGTTATTCCAAACTAAATAAGAAGACAATTGATGTTCTTGTCCGGTCTGGAACCTTGAATGTTCTTATTGATAGTCGTTTTACTGGTAAGAAGCATTTCTGGACTGCTGTTGCTGTTGATCGCCCAAGAAAGCCAAAGAACCTAGAAGAGAACATTTCTCTTTACGCACCAGAAGGAGACTTTACAACAGAAGAAGAAATTCAGTTCCTCACAGAACTAACTGGTGAGTTCCCACTATCCAAGGTTGTTTCACCAGAAACGTTGGAAAAGTTGGAAGAGAAAATGATCCCACCCATTTCCGAGTTTGACGGAAACCTACAACTTACTTGGTGTATTCCAAGAAAGATCACAGCAAAGAGAACAGCAACAGGTAAAGAATATTTCCAAGTTGAGGTTGTTGATTCCAACTCTGCTATCGTGACTGTCCGTTGTTGGGGCGTTGATGTTGCGATGGGAGATAGGTTGGAGGTCAATAAGCCTTACCTTGTGAAGCCCGACTACAACGACGAATGGGGCTTCTCAACAAGAGGAAGAATCGGTAAGTTTTGGAAGTGTTTGGCCTCATAAGACTATTTATTGTGAGGTCAAAATGATAAAAATAACATTTGCCGGTTCTTCCCCTTGCCCCAAGGCAACACAAGACCTAAAACTAAACACCGATAATAGGGATCACGCCGTAGAGGACTACCACTACGGCCCCCTAAACCCAAATGAACCTTCTATGGACTATTGGAATAAAATAGCCAAGAAGTGGGACGCAACAGTAGAAGAAGCAAAGAAAAGCCTTTGTGGAAACTGCGTTGCTTTTGACATTTCACCAAGAATGAAGAAGTGTATGCCCGTAAATGACGAGCAGATAGAAGGTCCAGGAGAATTTGGTTATTGTTGGATGCATCAATTCAAGTGCCATTCTCGCAGGACTTGCTCTACCTGGGCTGCCGGTGGTCCAATAAAGACGGATGAAAGTTCGTTTAAGTGGCAAAAGAAGAACAAAGCCGATTGACGTTCTCTTGACTTGACCGCTGGCCTCTGCTCTGCTATTATAGTGGAGTAAAAACAAGAGGTCAGAGTGTCTATCATCAATTACGGTTATGCGTGCATCAACATGCAACTTTCTTATCCAACCGAGTACGGTGGAAAGCCAAAGAAGACCGAGCCTATCACTACAAACCGGTCTATGATCCGCTCTACTTTTGAGAAGCGCGGTGTCGCTTATGCTTCCCAACTTGCTCTCCAAAACGTAAAGGATCTATTCAAGATCCTTGTTTGGAACAACCAGAACGGCTACAAGTTCTACCGAATGTCCTCGGACATTATGCCTTGGGCTTCCGACTACCGCTTTGAGCAACTGCCCGATCACGATCAAATTGTTTCTGTTCTCCGGCGTTGCGGCGAGTTTGCTGCTGCTAATAACCTGCGTCTAACGGCTCACCCTGGACCGTTCAACAAACTTGCTTCTTCTGACGAGCGTGTTATTCAGCAGACAGTTCGCGATCTGGAAATTCACGGTTGGATCCACGACAAACTCAACCTTCCTCAAAGTCCTTGGGGTAAGATCAACATTCACGTTGGAGCAACCTACGGAGACAAGAACAAGGCAAGCGATTCATTTTGTCGCAACTTTGATCGTTTGTCCGATTCGGTCAAGACCCGTTTGACCGTTGAGAATGACGATAAGACCAGCCTTTATTCTACTGCTGATCTTTACAACTTGATCCACAAGAAGATCGGCATTCCTATTGTCTTTGACTATCATCACCACTCGCTATGCGACGGAGGACAAAGCGAAAGTGATGCTTTGCTTCTTGCCGCTTCTACCTGGGGAGATGTAAAGCCAGTCGTTCATTATTCCGAGAGCCGTTCTATTGAGCAAAAGAACCCAAAGATCAAGCCACAAGCACATTCCGATTACGTTCTTTCTTTGCCTAACAACCACGGTGTAGAGTTTGACTGCATGATCGAGGCAAAGATGAAAGAACTTGCTGTTGCGTCCGTTCTTCGCGCTCACAAAATTCAGACACTTTCGGCTTGACCGCCGACCCATTCCACGCTATAATAATAAAACAAAAGGGAGATAATATGTTTGACGAAATTGAAGATGATGTTGGTACCGACCTTGCGAGCAAGGGCGAGAAACTTGTTGAGTACATTCGCAACTTGAAGGCTATTGAGGATGCTATGGAGCCTTTCAAGGAGTCAAAGCGCGAACTGCGTTCTGACTTTGTGAAGAATGGCTTTCTTTCCAAGGAAGACATTTCTACCATTACCCGTGCTTACCGAATGTTGAAGAAGAATGAAAGCCTGGAAGACTTGGCCGAGGCTTACCAGACTCTTCGGGGTGCCCGTTGATCCTGGAATATTACGCTCTACCACACGCGAGCCATTTTCCAACGCGAGCGAATCCGTCTGACGCAGGGCTAGACATTCCATTCAACCCTTCTGACGGCTCTACTGTCCGCGTTGAGCCAGGGCAGTCCGTAGTTCTGGGAACTGGTCTAAAATTTGGTATTCCACACGGCTACATGATGCAAATTATGAACCGCTCTGGTGTTGCCGCAAAGCGAAAGCTTATTGTTGGCGCTTGTGTTGTTGATTCCGGTTATGACGGCGAGGTGTTTGTGAACCTTCACAACATCGGCCCCGACACCCAGTTTATTCAGGCTGGCGATAAGATCGCCCAGGGCGTAGTTATTCCAGTTGTTCCTGTTCGTTTCGTGGCTGCTGGCGACGACAACATTAATAGTTGGTATCCTATTACCATTTCTAATCGCGGCGATGGTGCGCTGGGAAGCACGGGACGATGAATAGAGAACAACGAAGAGCATTATCCAGGGAAGCAGCCAAACAAGGCAACGACCCAGCACAACAAAAGATGGGAGAGCAAATAATGATGTTTAGCAAACTCCCGGATTTTTGTTTGACTTGCGAAGCCCCGTTTGATAAGAAGAGTAAAGAAATGGCTGAAACTTGGTTTGTGGTCCAAGATAAGGGCAACGTTCGTCTTTATTGCCCCGAATGTTGGAACAAAGCCCAGCAACTTATTTCTGAATTCAAACAACACCTAGAAGGAAAGAGTAATGTTCAAGAACCTACGACAGACGATGACGTTTGATGATGTTTTGCTTGTGCCCCAATTCAGCGACATTGAGTCAAGAGCAGAAGTAGATATTGGAACAAAACTCAAGGACATTGTTCTAGAAGCACCTATTGTTTCCTCACCTATGGACACGGTTGTAAATGAAGAAATGGCTGCTGCCGTTGTAATGAACGGTGGTCTTCCTATTCTTCATCGCTATAACAACCCACAGGATCAACTTGCTATGTTTGAGAAGGCAAGAGATAAGGTAATGCTCGCTACTAATGCTCCAAGCGTTGTTATTGGTGCTGCTGTTGGAACAACACCAGAGGAACTTGCAAGAGCAAAAATGCTTTGTTTTACTGGTGTAAATGTTCTATGCATTGACGTAGCACATGGGCATCACATCGCCGTTCGTAGAATGATAGAGAACCTTCGCGATTCTTACGGAAGTAAGATTCACATTATGGCCGGAAACATCGCAACAACCGAAGCATTTACCGATCTATCTAACTGGGGTGCTGATTCAGTCCGAGTCGGAGTCGGCGGCGGTTCTATCTGCTCTACTCGCATTCAGACAGGACACGGCGTTCCAACTCTACAAAGCATCTTTGACGTAGTGAATTATCAAGAATCGGCTACTCCTGCTGCTATTATTGCTGACGGAGGCATCAGAACCTCTGGCGACATTGTAAAGGCCCTTGCCGCTGGTGCTGACGCTGTAATGCTTGGTTCTATGCTTGCTGGAACCGACGAGACACCAGGGGAAATTTATTTCAGTAATGGTAGTTATTACAAGGCTTATCGTGGAATGGCTTCCCGTGAAGCACAAACAGCGTGGAGAGGTCGTGTTTCTTCTATTGAAGGCATTTCCTCACAGGTTCGCCACAAGGGTCCAGTTTCCGGTGTGTTTGACGAAATCAAAGTAGGCATTCGTTCAGGCTTCTCTTACAGCGGAGCAAGAAACATCGTTCAATTACAAACCAAGTCAAAGTTCATTATCCAAACTCATGCCGGTCAAGTTGAGAGCAGCACGCACGTTAGGAACCTAGCATGAGCAACAACGGCACAACAAGTAAGAAGATAGTTTTCTACGAATCAGATAAACGTTGTGCCGATCTAAAGATCGCATTAGACCGCGATCACCTTTCACAAGCTTTATTCTTTCGCTACATTATTCAGGGCTACATAGACGGAGATAAGAACATTCTTGCCTTTATAGACAAGATAAAGACCAAGAAACTCAAAATGCCAAAAACCTGGGAAAGAGCATCCAGAGTAAAACGACAGTTGAGCGAAAAGCAAATGAGAGACTTGAATTTGTCTGATGATGAACTTATCTCCATTTTTGATATGATAGAAGAAAGTTGAGTTTTTTGAGAAATAAACGACTATTTATTTATGTGTGAAAGTACCTTTCCTATGGAAAGCACTATTTACTTAAAGAATCGGAGGAATTAATTCTATGAGCAAGAAACAACTATTGAGTGAAGGCGAGATCCGCCGCTTTATGAAGTACGCCAACCTCGGCCCTCTTACTGAAAATTTCCTATCAGAGATGGGAGATACACGCAGAGAAGGGTACCATATGGAAGAAAGTCTTTATGAAGAAGATGATATGCCCGAAGAAGGTGGAGAAGAAATTCCCGAAGAGCCTATGGGTATGGGCGATGAAGCCGAAATGGATGATATGGGCGATGAAGAGATGGATATGGGTGGCAGCGACGTTGATGTATCTTCTGTCGTTAAAACTGCCCTACAAGACTTAGCCCAAAAACTCAATGACGCTCTAAGTGGTGTTAAAGGCTACGAGCCAATTTCTATTGACGATAGTGGAGAAGAAATGGCTCCTGCCGAAGAACCAGAAATGGATATGGAAGAAATGCCCCCCGAAGAAGAAGAAGAAGAAGGAATGGAACCAGAAGAAGAAGAAGGGATGGAACCAGAAGAAGAAATCGTTTCCGAAGTTGCCCGCCGCGTTATGGCTCGTCTATCTGAAAGCCGCAAGCCTGCTCCCCGCGCTGCTCCTGCTCGCAAGCCTGCTCCCCGCGCTGCTCCTGCCCGTCGCTCCCGCGCAGAAGCCATTAATGAAGTTACTGACCGCATTATGAAGCGCATTCTCAAAGGTAAGTGATTTAATTTCCTCTTGACTCTTGGCCGCTGTGTGTTATAATAAACACACAGCGGTTTTTATTTATGGGGTCAAGATGCATACGCTATCTGTTGTCTTTGGAATGTTGATTGGTTATTTAATCTATCATTCCCTTAGTTATTTATTGAATGTTGGTGATGCTTCAAACTGGTTCAAGAGGAACGAAGCAGCCATTCTTAAAATTTTGCTTGTTTGCGTTGAGTCGGCAGCGTTCATCCAAACGGCAAAGGTAAAGCAAATGAAGATTCTTGGCTATAATGAAGAGTCAATCAAACTTTACATCGATCTTGATAAGCAAAATTTCGATTTATGGAAGAAAACGCTTGCCGAAACGCTCTCGCACTATTATATTGAGAGTGGGAGAAAACCACACTATGACTTTAACAAACTACTCGCGCATACTGAAGAAATTTGGAGGAAGTATGAAGCCGAAGCGAAGAATGGATGAAGAATCACCAGAAGGAACAGACGAAGAGAAGGGCGAAGCACAGATCGCTCAACTTGAAACTGCTTTCTTGAAGGAAACCCTAAAGGAACTTGGAAACATTTTCTTTATGGGCGAGGTGAACGAAGAGGCTGCGAATGGTCTTGTTTCCAGCCTTATTACTTATAAGGAACTGATTGAGAAGTCATCAGCAGAATCACAAGAACTGGAAGAACTGGAAGAAGAGGAAGAGCCAGAGGTTTCAGTAGAAGCCGTTGAGGGCGCAGAAACACCCGAGGCAACCACCGAAGAACCAGAGGAAGAAGAGGAAGAGGTTCAGAAGGAACCAGATCCTATCAAACTTTACATTTCCACCCAAGGTGGTAATGCCGATGATATGTTCGCGATCTATGACGTTATAGAACTGGTAAAGAGGACCGTTCCAATTCAAACCATCGGTCTTGGAAAGGTAATGTCCGCTGGCGTTCTCCTCCTCGCCGCAGGAACCAAGGGCAAGCGCAAGATCGCTCGCCACGCTCGCGTAATGATCCACAACGTTATTACCGGCCATTCAGGCGGTCTATTCCACGTTGCTAACGAACTTGGCGAAGCAGAGAATATCCAGCAAATGTATATCAACGCTATTGCCGAGAACTCAAACCTAACCGTTAAGCAATTGCGACGAATGGTTAAAACCGGTCAAAACATCTATTTATCAGCAGAAGAAGCGATTAAGTACGGAATCGCTGATGAGTTGATGTGAAACTACTTATAAAGTGAGGGTTCTAAATGTTTAATTGGGATAAGGCAGTTGATAATCGCTTGGGTCAAAAGACAGACAAAAAGCAAGAACTTGAATCTTTGCTTGAAAGTTTGTTCGGGCAATTGACTGCTGAACTTTTGACGGAAGCAAGTTCTGAAAGCACGGAAGATGCGAAAGGCAAGTTTAGACTGCCCCCATTTAAGATTACCGAATTTTGGGGACAACCAGAGAAAGCGGATCGCGAAAGAATTACCAAATTTATGAGAAATATTCAAGGTGTTTCTTTCAAAGAAAAATTAGAATCTGTTAATTCAATTATCTCTGGTGGTTCACAAGGACCAAACACAATACCGCAGATCCTTTCTGCTATGGTATTTGTAGAAAGTTTGAATAGCATAGTCCAAGAATTTGACCGATCTGCTGCTGGATTTTTGTTTGAGGCTTTTGTTGCTGCTTTGTTCGGTGGTAAGTCTAGACAAATACCAGGAACAAAGATACAAGATGTTATTGACGATTCAGGAGAGTACTATTCTTTGAAGCTTATTAAAAAAGGCTCTACTGAAAGTACTGAAAGGTGGGAAAGAGAAGGAACGAAGATTTCTGGTTCTTTTAATAATTTAATTGAGTTATTTGAAACTGGAAAACCAGTTCATTATCTTGTCGCTCTTAAAAAGGATAAAGGAAGTTCAATCGTATTCGGTCAATTCACAATGACTCCACAGAACTTTCTTGATGTCTTTTTTAAAGCGCGTGCTGTTCCAAGCGATGAAGTTGATATGAAATTAGAATGGTACGATGTAGATAAATTAAAAGATTTTATCAAAGGCAAGACCGATGACGATGAACTTCCATTTGTTTCTATCTATGCTGTCGCAGATAAAAATAATCAACTTATATTTGATAGTGAAAAGGGAATTCCAATCTCTAAATTTGATCTAACTCTTTTAGATAATTTAGAAGAAAAAGGTTTTGAACTTCCTCTGGTTATTTATGGTTCGCGGCCTGGTTCTAAATCTGGCGAAAAATTGAGTGATATTTTTTCGTCAAAAGAAAAGAAAGAGAAATTAGATAAACAAGAAATGTCAAAAATAAAACAGATTATTCTGGATTTGAGTAGGGCTAATACTGATGAAGAAATAATTAGCATTCTAAAAAGAATGCCTGGTGCTATGCTACAAAGAAAATTCCATATTTCCCAGCAAGAGATGACTAGAATCGCAAATTATGAAGAGATTGGTATTCTTGATTTAAGCGAGCAAAACTTAAAGCAACTTTGGACCAATTACGCAGAACTTTTGGAAAAAACAGTAGCACCTGTCTATCGCGCTTTCGATCAATTTAGTACAAATCTAGAAAGTTATTTAACATCCCCAACTTCCGAGGAAGGACAAACCCGTAAGGCTTATGGGGAAAAGGCTATTCAATCTTCTCGGACGCTAGCAATCAATACAGATGAAGCCGTTACTAAAATGGAAAAAGGCAGAAAAGACACAAAAAGCACTTGACGTTTGACTACCACCTGGTTATAATAGAAAAATAACAGGTGGTAAATGACTAAACACTATAATTCAAACTTTTCTCTACAACAAAAGATTCTTTCGGGCGTCGATCTTTTGGCCGATTACGTTTCTTCTACTCTTGGTCCAAGAGGGCGAAACGTTATTCTAAAGGCCAAGGACGGCGCTCCTATCATTACCAAGGACGGCGTTTCGGTCGCTGAATTCATTTCTCTTCAAGATCCATTTGAGGATGCTGCCGTCCAAATTATCAAGCAAGCAAGTAGAAAGACCAACTCGGAGGCCGGTGATGGAACCACAACGGCAACGGTTCTTTCTCGCGCCATTCTTACCGAAGCATTCCGGCACATTACCGCTGGTGCTTCTCCTGTTGAGGTAAAGCGAGGAATTGACTTCGCTGTTGAACGGATTATAACCCAATTGAGAGAGGTTTCTAATCCGATTCGATCCGAGACAGACATTACACACATCGCAACTATCTCTGCTAATAATGATGACGTTATTGGCCGTCTTGTAGCAAAGGCTATTACCTCTGCTGGAAAGGACGGTTCGCTTATCGTTGAGGAAGCACGTTCTACCGAAACAACTTTGGATCTTATTGAGGGGTTCAGGTTTGATTCCGGTTATGCTGCTGGTGCTTTCGTGAATGACGAGCGTAGAAACGCTGTTGTTTATGAGGACTGTTTTATTCTTGTTGTTGATGATAAGTTGGATAAGGTCCAAGACCTATTGCCTGTTCTGGAACCTGTTGCCCGTGAAGGTCGTCCACTTATTCTCGTTGCCTCCGAGATAGAAGGACAAGCGTTGGCGGCTCTTATTATGAATGCTATGCGCGGAACTATGAAGGTAGCCGCTGTAAAGGCTCCTCGCTACGGTCAGGAGCGTCGCGACATTATGCTTGACCTTTCTATTGCTACTGGCGCAAAGTTCTTCTCAAAGGCTTCCAACGTCAGTTTATCCACGTTCCAGTTGATCGATCTCGGACAAGCAAAGAAGGTTGAGGTTTTAAAGAACGGCACAACCATTATTGGTGGTAAGGGCGATTGGAGTGAAGTTGAGAACCGAATTGAGGCTTTGAAGGCCGAGTTGGATCAAACCGACAACATTCACGAAGGAGAAAGAATTCAAGAGCGCATTACCCGCCTTGCTTCTGGTGTTGCTGTTATCAAGGTTGGAGCAGCAACCGAGATCGAAATGATCGAGAAGAAGCACAGGATCGAAGATGCGGTTGAGGCTGTAAAGGCAGCAAGAATGGAAGGCATCGTTCCTGGCGGTGGAACCGCTTTGATTCGCGTTATTTCCACTCTTCCACCACCAGAACTTGAAGGCGATAGACTATTGGGTTATAATAGTGTAATAAAGGCTTGCTCTGCTCCGATCCGACAAATGGCGATCAACTCTGGTTTATCACCGGACATTATCGTTAATCGCGTTCTTGAAGCAGAAGGTAATGAAGGATGGAACTTTGTTTCTAACTCTATTGAAGACCTCGTTGTTGCTGGTGTCGTTGATCCGGCAAAGGTTACACGATGCGCTCTTCAAAACGCGGCTTCTGCGGCTGGAACTCTTATCACCAGCGGTCACGCAGTCGTGGAGGTTCCGTGAGGCTCAAAGTCCAACTTACAATAGACGAAGAGAACTTCTCGGAAGAAGTAGCACAATTCGTTTGGAAGGCTTGCGGAAAGTTGAGAGCGTTGGGCGATCAGTCCGGCCCAGGAATAAACAAATTATTACGAGACACCGAGGACTATGAGGCCGCGCTCGCTTCTATTCGCGAACTCCGCGAAAGGCTTTGTTCTATTGATATTACCCTAGACGACATAGCCGGAATGATAGAGGGTTATTTGGAATTCAAGAACCCCACCCAAGAGGAAACAAATGGTTCTCAAAACGAAGATTAGGGCTGGAGACATAGTTTTCATCCCTTCCAATACTGGAATGTTTAGGTTCAACAAGGCAATAACGCTTGACGAATCTGGCTACGCTACACACTTTTCCAAGTCAGCCGAACCTTATTATGGAATCGTGAAGGACTTGGACGACGAAAGATATTGTAATGTTATGGTTTTTGATAAAGGTTATTGGTTTATTTCACCAACAGATTTAGTTATTTACGAAGGAGACAAAAATGATAAAGTTAGTTGAGGTTTATGACCGTTCAGGGGTTCAGACCTCTTTTGCTTTGAGAGAAATTTACATCAACCCTGAAAACGTCGCTTTGATCCGCCCAGACGACAGCACAAAGGTTCTGTTGGAATCAAGAACGGCTTTGCCCGAAGGTTTGGACCCAAGGCAAGAATTCACCAGAATTACCCTATCCGATTCACGCTCTTCCATTTGCGTTGTCGGTGATGCGAATTCTGTTTTTACCAAAGTGTTCGCGGCCCACGGTCGCAAACTATTAAAGGACTAAAATGGAAAGAGTAGAAAAGCCTTGGGGTTATGAAATTATCTGGGCTAAAACAGATAAATACGTTGGAAAGATACTCCACATCAATCCACATTGTAGGTTGTCACGACAATATCACAAGGTCAAAGAAGAAACCATTATGGTAAAGTCAGGCACTCTTCATTTACAACTTGACGATGAGCCACACGTTAGAAACATTTATCTTATTGAAGGCCAAACTTACCACGTTGAACCACGACGAATTCATCGCTTCTGCGCCAAAGGAGAAGCAGTAGAACTTATTGAGGTAAGCACCCCAGAACTGGACGATATTGTTAGGCTTTCCGACGACTATCGGCGTTGAATAGATAGACAAACTATTTATTGAAGGTAGCGAAACAATGAATAAAATAACCAGAGAACAAATCATAACTGAAATACTTGATATACTAACAGAGATAAAGTTAGAGAATTTGGGTCTTCCAAAAGATATTGTTGAGTTCATACGTTCAATACCTACCGAAGAGGTCAAGAATAAATTAGAGCCAATCCAACTTGAAAATTATATTGGTTGGATCGGTCAAATACTTAAATCTGACTCTGGTATTTTTGCTTACTATGATATTGATAGTGATCAAATTCAAGAGGCATACAAAAAGATTCGTAAGTTTGTTATTTATTGGCCTTCAAAGAATATTGATTTCTTCCCCGATGATATCTTTGACAACGTTGTTAATGAAATTTTCAATATTTTACAAACAGAGAGGCTAAATTTAAAATCTCTATTAAAGTTGAGAAAACTTGTTGTTTCCTATGCTAATAAATTTCTTCCCAAATATCGTGTAGAAGTACCAGAAGAAAAGAAACAGGAAATATTTTCACTTGTTGAAGAACTGATTGGTTCTTTCTTGGCGCAGATTACAGAACAAGATATATTTAGCGATTTAAACTACTTGATTTCACAAGATTATCGCTTTTTCACTTCAATATTTGAAAAAGAGGATTTTTCTTATCTTGATGAGATAAAAGAAAAGGCCAATATCGCTCTTGAAGAATTAGAGAAAGAAGTTCAGAAATTGCCGGTTGAGAATATGCCCGAAGGATATTTCTGGTACGATATAGGTAAGTCTCGTTGTTCGGTTGAAGCAAAAAGAATGGGCCATTGCGGTAGTGATGATGAAGGAACTTTGTATTCGCTTAGGCATAAAACAGAGAACGAACTAATATCAGATTCACACATTACGGTTTCGTTTGATGAAGAACAAGGTAATATCCTCCAAATCAAAGGTAAGGGTAATAGCGCACCTCTCCAAAAGTACTGGCCTATGATTGCTGAATTACTTTTATTCTTGGACGCCCAGGTAAATTTAGAAATAGGCAAACACGCCAAGAATCCTCAATCCTTTGCTTCAATGAATAAATATCTTGAAGACCAAACAGGTGTACTTTCTAAAATGACCGAATCAACAAATATAGCCGAAAGGAACAAAGCAATGAAACACTCCAAACTACTAAACGAAATTGTAATCCAAGAGACTTTACGTTTATTGACCGAAATTAAGTTGGGAGATTTAGGGTTCCCACAAGAGGTAGTCAATAAGATACGTCAAATTCCTTCAATAGAAGTACAAGAAACTCTTAAACCACAAGAGTTTGAGTATTACCTTACTTGGATTGGAGCAATGCTTAAGGAAAAGAAGTTAGGCTATGATATGCCTAGTGTAGTAGCCGAAGAAACTGGTAATTTCCTTATTATTGGCTTACAAGACTTAAAAGATGCTATTAATGAGGACGAAAGATTTAAAAATATTCCTAATGTTCCTTTTGAAAAAGTAGAAGAAATCGTTAATACTCTTGCTGCTAGTTTAGGCTACGGACAAAGAGCGATTAGGATAAGTGAACTTGTTTTAATGGATTATCTTAATGCTCGTAAAGCATCATTATCTTTCTTTGATAAATTCTTGGTTAAGAAGAACCTACCATTACCAGAAATAAGAGATAAGATTATAAACTCTTTGGATAATGTAATTGAATCTATTCTTAACTACGCCGCTTCAACAAGTGTGGGTTTCTTTAGGTCGTTAGACGAGATTTTGGTTAATAGAAAAGATGGATTCCAATTTTTCAAGAACGAAATAGAACCACAGATGGAAGAAGAAAGAGATGAAAATACTAATGAAATTTATGAAGTAGAAGCAGACATTCCCGATCTATCAAGTCTAGAACAGTTTATAGATGGGAAGATTAAAAAGTATATCAAGCAGATTGAAAAACCAGAACAAATTTTAAATGTTCCTGGCTTACCCGCAGGATATTTCTGGTACGATATTGGTCTGTCTTATTGCCAAATTGAATCAGATAGAATGGGTCATTGTGGTAATGATTCACAAGGTACTCTGTATTCGTTAAGAAGAAGTAGAGGTGAAGGAGCAATCACAACTTCTCACGTTACGATCAGTTATAACGAACCAACCAAAACAGTATTCCAGATTAAAGGCGGTGGTAATATAGTACCCAAGAAACAATATTGGCCTATGGTCGCAGCATTCTTCAAACATTTTAACGTTAAAGCCAGTAGAGAAGTCGGTTCGTATTCAAGTAGTGATTTTAGTGCTATGAATTCTTATTTAACAGACAATACTGACGCTCAAATCACTACTGCGCTGGAACAAAAGATTATTATTCCATTACGAGCGATTAGTGAATCGGTACAAAGAAGAATAGATAGTGATTTACCAGATGAATTCAGCACGGGTGCCGTAGGTGTTGAAAGTGGTGCTGATTCAGCGATCATTAAAATGGTTCTAATGTATCCATTTTATGTAAGTCCTCATTCGTTGGGTCATTTAAAACCAAGTATGTTAGATACGGAAATGACTACTTTGGCGAACGAGATAATATCAGAATATTTTGATGATTTCGTTAGGGATTATAATCGGGAACTTTGGAGACAGGCAGCAATAGAAACTAATGTTGCTTATGCTGGTAAAAAATCAGATAAAAATGGGAAATTTAAATATCTTATAACAAGCGAGATTAGTTTTAATTTCACCGAAGATAGTGCGGGAGATGAAGATATAACAAATAATATTAACGATATAGAAGATATTTATAAAAGCATGATTAGAGAGAGTGATACGGTCAAAAAATTCAATATTTTTGTTGATGCGTTGTATGAACCTGCTGATTATGATGATATACATCCAATGTTGGTTAAACAAGAAGAGTATGCTACTACTGTTGGAGAATTGTTCTCCGTAATTGAAAAGAATCCTCACGCCAAAGTCCAGAAGTTAGGGACAGGCAATAAAGTACT